TGCCGTCCTTATCTTTTGGTCGGTCTATTTGCACATCGTCAAAAGACTTTATGAACTGCACAAGCTCTGGCGGGTCTACTGAAGTCAGGTTGTAGTGTGCATCGTATTTGACTTTAGCCATGTCTGCGAGTGCCTTAATGCAGACAGAATCCTTGCCACCACTAAAGGCTAAATAATATCCCTCTGGCGGTTCAAAGGCTTTCAGACGGTCAATGGCGACCTGCACTTTGTCTTTGCCGTAAATGTTTAGCTGATGTATCATCTTCTCACCTCATCAAAAGGGCACGTCATCTTCCACTATCGCTGTGTATCCGCTCGGTTCGCTCGTGATCGTTTCGTATTCCCTGACGAACCAACCTACTACGAATCCATCTTTGAACTTGTACGGTTTCAGCCAGCCGTCTGTGATTCTGATTCTTGTTCTGTTCTCCGGCGGTGTAATGTCTTTCTTGAACCTGACCGGCATTGAACCGCTTTCCCATTCATCGTTTAGGTTCTTTGAGGAAATGGACAGATTGTACGAATACCATTTCTCGCCGTTTGTTTCGTGTTCGTTTCTAAACACCATTCCTTTGACTTCAATCATAGATTTCTCCTTCCAACATTCTCATTCTTGATTCCTCTATTGCTCTTCTAACTTCTGAAGGAAGTCCTCTCTGTACTTCCTGATGTTGCTTTATTGCTTCTACTCGCTTCAGGAACTGGCCTTTGACGATTGTGTTCATCGTACCGGAGTCTATCTGTGCAAGTTCCTTGAGTGCCGCCGGACTGCCTATAAAAGACTGACATTCAGGTGGTAATTTCTCAAATTCTTCCACCGATCCGTATGTTCCGTTTCTCGCTGCCTTCTCTATCAATGCCCATAAGTCCGTGTTCGTGTCCTTGTTTTTGATAAGATTTATCTGCTCTATAATTCCGGCTATGGTTGGTGGATACTGGCTGAGCTTCACATAGTTCTGTGCCGCTCTGGAAACGATTTTTACATCTTCGTCCTTAAAAGCGTCGTACCATACTTCTACCAAAGCGGAAGAGTCCTGACCTTCACCAAATGAAGGAAATGCCACCTGCAAGTACACAATCATTTTTTTAACGTCATCTCTTGTCATGTCATCATTATCCTTTCTGCAAATGTAAGTGGTGCTTTCTCATTCAGGTACCCTTCGAATTTGTTACTAAATAATGTCTGCGGTCGCAGATACTTGCACATTTTAGGGTCATCCATCCATTGCTTCGCTTTCTTGTAAATAACGGTCTTGAAGTCCTCTACAGTGAAGCTCTGTTTCAAAAGCCCATTTACAAGTTTCTTTATCTCTTTTGTGTCTGCCCTGTAATGTGTGCCACACGTTTCATTGAAGTATGCTACTATCTCTTCTCTCTCTTCTTTGTAAATATCAGTAACAGTATCAGGTACAGTAACAGGTACAGTATCAGTAACAGATACAGTAACAGTTGTATCGGTAGGGTATGGATACCCTATAGATACAGTATCGTTTCCGTTAAAAATGTCGGTCAGATAATCTCTGAATAAAGCAGATTTCACATTTAGAATCTCCTTTGAAAGTGGTTTCCTGAATTTCTCTGATGAAGTCCAGTTGTACTTATGCCAGTTGATTATCAGAAGCTCTTTCGTTTCCTCACAATACCGAATCACATTATGTGTCTCACACATTCTCTTAATAAGGTTTTTTACTTTTGCGACAGACAGTCCGGTTTCCCAGGATATCTGTTTCGTACTGATCTCATAGCACCCACATAGGTTTGTGTGCGGATTTGTGAACAAATACAGATAAAAGTATCTATCCTCTACTGTGAAATCATCAGCGATCTTGCTGTCCGTCCAAAATGACATTGACACATTCCTATAAATAGCCATTATTCTTTCCTCAAGTCGTTGATTGCTTCAGAGATAATTTTGTAATCATCATCAGACACTTCCTTGCGGAGTACTCTGGAAAGTTTTGATTCTGTCATTCCTATCCTTTCTGCGACTTCCCACTGCCGAATGTGATACTTCTTCATTATCATCTGAAGTTCTAAATTATTTCCTATTTCCATGTCTAACCTTTCCGCAGAACAACTTGTTCTACTATCATTATTCACACATTTACTATTGCAATTTGCAATTTAGCCAAGTTCTCTCTTTTTTGTTGCTTCCAGTGAGTCAAATATCTTTTTCTTGATATTTATGTTCTCTTTGGCCGACCTTGCTTCTGCTTCTGCTACAGATGCCTTGAATTTTATCTGTGCTATGTCCGGGTCGCCTTTTGCCATCTTCTCTACGTTTGATGCAGCCGTTCCGCTTTCCCGCAGCTGAAGCATCTTCTTTGCGAGTGCGATCTCGTACTGTCTGATGTACTCAGCCATTTCCATATCCTTCGCAAGAGCGTTCTTGTTGGACTCTTCCATGCTCTTGTAAGCCTTCATCTGCTCCGCAAATAAATCCTGTCCGTTCATTTCAAGTTCTCCGTTAAATCTTTTATCAGCGTTTTGAGCGATTTTATTTCTTTGATAAGGGTATTTATTGACTTTGACTCAATCTCTCGTATATGGCGGTCAGAAAGACCTTCAAACGTCATCTGTATAGTTGGGTAATACCCTGTTATTCTCTTTATGTATGTTTCGCCTATATGCTTGCCCTGTTTGTACTCGTATTCCTTGCATATCCAGTAACAATACGGATCGCTGTATAGCCAGTATCCGTGTCCAAGTTTTATTTTTCTGTCCTCGCTCATAAGTAGTTCCTTCCAATATGCTCCATAAATTCTTCTCTTGAATGCGTTTCTTCGTATTTCCTTTGGCACTCACGCTTTACTTCCATATCGATGTCCTTGTTGAAATGGATACCATAGTCACTCATATTGTGATGCTTTGCACACAGATAAATGAATGCGCCCATTTCTTCACTCTGTCTTCTTCTGCCGTAGCCCTCAAAGATGTGATGCTTATGCAATCCTCTTTCGTTGCAGAAGCCGAACATCTTCCGGCAGAGATAGCATTCCTTATTGTTCTGCATTATTGACTTCATGTCTTTCAACCTCGTCTTCTATGTCGTCAAGTTCATCAACGATCATCTGTAGGTTTTGTATCGTGTTGCAGAAGTCTTCCCTCGCTACATGGAGAAGAAGTATAAGTCTGTCTGCTCTCGGTGTATGATTTGACAAGTCAGAGTTTCTCCATATCTCATTGCACACATGTTTGAGGTTGTATTTCAGATCGTCCGATTCCAGGTTTACTTTTTCCTTTAACTCTTCCAGTCTTTCCATGTGAATCTCGTAGTCAGGCAGTATCATATTGTCTCCTTCCTTAATCTTTTTGATAGTTTCGTTAAGTTCTTCTTCGCTTTCCGCTGCGTTCCTCTTGACGGCTTGATTGGGAATACCTTGATACGGTCTTTGTCTATCTGGATAAGTCCTTTTTCTATTTCTTCCTCGGTGTACTCCGCATAGTATTCGTCCGGATACAGACCGTATGCGAGTATGTAATGATTTGCAAGCGGTAAATTCTTACCAACTACTTCCGGGCACCCTTCGCAGTCCTTGAACAAGATGGAAGGCTCTAACTTCCATGCAAGCATCTGTATTTGTGCCTGATAATAGTATCCGTCAGTCACTTTGAATCCCTTGTCTATCTGGTACGTCTTGACCTCATAGATGGTGTCTTCAGTGTTGCCGTCAAGGTTGACACGAAGGCTCAAGTGCGGAATCAGTATTTGTCTGTCAAACTGAACAGTAGGTGCATAAGTTTTTAATATTGAATGTTCAAATGTATTGCCAGCCTTCGTGTAAATGTTGCCAGAGAAGTTATTCCCATTGACTCCGCACTTGATTTTCCACCATTCTTCCCAAGACCGGGAAAGCTGCGATTCAGCCATTATGTATTTAGCATCGGACGCTCCGAACCATCCGCTTCTGTCGTATTCGTGAATCATCTTATAGTCACCCTTAAGCTCTGTTTTCTCTCGGTTTTCTTCGGGTAGACTTCTATGAGACTGTCGTATGTGTCAGGATCATTGATTCGAAGAGCAGATGTGTCTATCGTTGTTGAAACGGACGGAGCAACGAGTGTAAGTTTCAAAATATCGTTTTCAAAACTTCTGATTCCGTAAAACTCCATTGCTTCCTGTATCTCCGCTCTTACTTTCTTTTTCGTGTCTTCCAGTTCCTTGATCGTAGTCTCAAGGTCTGCGTATCGCTGCATAGTGGCAGTGTATTTGTCATTGAATGTTAATTCGTTTCCCATTACATCAGTTCCTTTCTTTTTTCTTCCGGGATCGTATCAAGCCAGTTAATCATTCCGGGCAGTCTTTCAGTTGCAATGTCGCTTAATTTACTGACTCCGATCTTGGCATATACCTTGTCTGCATCGAGCTTGTATGTTTCGACCCTCTCTGAAATCTCGTTTACAAGCCTCGGCCTGTTCTTCTCGATGTTCTTGTCCTTTTTTGTGGCTTCCTGGTCTTCCTTTGGTTCATTTGTATAGGACTTTGGGAAGGTGTAAACAGCTTTGTTGTTATCGTCTTTGATTACAAGGTGTTTTACGTTCCTTGAATCATCGTAGGATATGTCAGTAACCTTGAGCTTTTTGTCGTAATTGTCCTTTGGAACAAATTTGCCCTTATTGTTCTGTTCTACGTTGCCATTGATCCAGATAAAAGGCGACGTATAAAGCTCTCGTCCTATGCCCCAATTTACACATGCCCTTTTGAATGAGTCTGAAGCAAGCCCCTTCTCTTTTTCTGTGAATGATTCTGTGCCAGTGTCTTCCTTGCTCACCCACTCGCCTTTGTCCTTGTCATATATTGATACAATGCAGTTAGCGTTGTCTCTTGTGTGTGCTCTTTTCCAATTCATTGGCCCTACAGTTTCATCGAGTATGTTCTGATCGCACCTTGCGTCCTTGTAGAGCAAAAGAGAAAAACCCTTTTGGTTGCACGTTCCTACTCTCAGTTCTATTTCATTTGGTTTAAGCGTTCTGAACATCGTCTTTCTCCTCTTCCATTGCGATGAGCATGTCATCTTCTCTGTATGAATCTAATGCCTGTGCATAGAAAGTAAATGCGCTCATTGCGTTGTCAAATTCAAATTCCATGCAATCATCACCTTTTCTGCCCATTCTTACGATTGTCATATTCTTCTCCTTTCATTACTAAAAACCATTCAAGCGCATCGTAGTTGCCATTCGATTAACCCCTTGAATACCTCATATACCTGACTTTCTCTCCGTAGCGATTCTTTCTTGTTTCCCACTCCTGGTTGAAATCGATTCCGTCTGCTCGCATCTCGCTTATCCGTGTTGCCAGCTTCGTTATACCTAAATCGTTGAATGCTTCCATTGGTGATATGCTGCCATAGTCATTTATATAACGAAGAATTTTTTCCCACTGATTCATAGTTGCTCCTTTCTCTGTGGATGATGCTATTTGCACAAAATGCCAAATTGAGTGTGTTCGTTAGTGTTGTTTCTCTTATTTTTTGGTTTGGGTGATAGTTAATAAAGCATCACCCACAGTTGTACCTATAGATATAGCTTCTACTACTACTATTTACATTGAGTATACGTTGGCTGCCATCGCAAACAGGATTCCCCAAAAGATTGCGCCTGTTCCAAGCATTCTTGCGTAGTCTGCTATGCTGCCTTCTCTTACTCTGTACTTTTTCATGGCTTACCCCCTTACATCCTTGAACCGGGCACAGGCTTTGCAATTGAATCTTTTTCTGCCGCCGCATTCATGACAAATGCCCATGACCGAATCAAAACTGTTTCCGTCATCCCAGTGCTGACAATCTGCACAGATCATGTTCTTCCATGCTTCTTCCATTTCGTATTCAATTGCTGCTGTAAAATTTGGGAAATCGTACACGATGTTGCGTACTTCTTCAGATGTGATTGTTGAAAGGAATTCGTTCAGCTCGTCTTCCAACTTGTGCCTTGTTACTCCGTTAATGATTTTGACTTTCAACATAAAAAATGCACCTCCCTTACTTGGTAAGTGCATTCTATTCTCCCCTATTTCGTTTCTTAACGTCTGTTTAGAATTATGATTATAGGAATAGTTGTGAGTAGAATGCACCGATTTTAGATTACTTCTCTTCTCGAAGTGCCTTCAGAATAAGGACTTCGATAAGGTTTGACAAACTTCTGTTTTCCTCTTCTGCCATTGCCTTCAGCTTATCGTAAAGGTCTGCATCAAGAGAAATGTTTCTTTTAGTTTTAGGTCTCTTTTTCATTTTAACCTTCCTTTCGTCTATTATAGTAGCACTGTTCGCCACTTATTGCAAGAACTTTTTTCGTTTTTTCGTAAAAAAATAAGGGGAGCAATTACGCTCCCCTTATCTTCTGCGTGTGGAAATTAATAGACGCAAAATGACCACAAATCTACATTATTTAACTTGTCTTGTTTCCTCACGCAGTTTTTTCAGTTTCCGTCTGTAGGCATCGTCAAGGTTGGACTTGGAAGAACTGTTTGTCCTCGAAGTGTTAGACACTTTTGCTTTGCTCCCGGCATCGTTGACAACAGGCTTGAACGTAGAACCACGTCCACCGCCGCCGTATCCGCCCCAGTGACCGCGTCTTCTTCTGCGTCTTCTGCGACCCCAACCGCCGTAGCCGCCGCTGCAATATACACCGGTATCGGTATCAAGGGAATAATCTCCGATAGATCCGAATGGATTCTTATAGGTGTAACCGGTTATAACATTGAACATTGCCGCCTTGACTTCCTGTGAAGCATTTGGGTGTTCCTTGTTGATCGCGTTTACAACCTTGTCGGTATCCCATTTGTAATCATCGTTCTGCTTCAGTTTGTACTTGTCGCAAAGATCTTTAATGTCTTTGGCTTTATAGTTGCCGTTTTTCTTTGCGTCCAGGCACCGCGCACCATTCATACGATTCATAATGTAAAAATCGTTTGCCTGATACGATCCGTCTCTGTACTTTGCGCCCTTCTTTGTTCTTGCATTGGCAAGCAGCATTGACTTTTCACCGTCTCTTATGTCGCCTGCATATTCATAGCCCAAATCGAACGCGCCCTGCACGATGGTCTTTCTTTGTGTACGATAATTTTTTATGGTAAACCCATACTCTTTGTATATTTTGGCGTTCTCGGTAAGTCTTTGTCTGGTGGTATCCTTCTCAATGTAGGACTTGATTACCTTGTCGCTGTTCTTGATGCCGTTAAGTTCGTTTGCGTAGGCAATAACTTCATAACGCGGTGATGAAAGACTATCCCCTGCGCTTCTGTTTACGTCTCTTGCGGCAAGAGTAACTTCCATAAACTTACCGGCAGACTTACCGCCGTTTTTCTTATACAGATCGTATGCGTCCTTGATCGTGTTATTTCCGCTCTTTGACGTATAGGAACACGAATTGATGATGGTCTCTGTACTTAATACACGCTTGCCGTTCTTGTCCTTGAGATTCCACGCATCAGCCATAGGGTCAACGGAAGAAACGCCCTTCCCTGACTTTCTGTCGCCCCACATAGCGTTTTGCTGTGCCTTGATAAGGCGAGCATATTTGTTCTTCTGCGCTCTTGTGAGGTTTTTGTCAAGGTAGATCTGCGCCATCAGCTCATCATACTGTGATGCAGTATAGGCGAAAGCGTTTTTGTCCTTGTTCTGCTCCGCAAAAACTTTAGTGTATTCAGGCGTTCCCTCTTTGAGTTTCTTCAATTTCTCGTTGCGTCTGTCTACTTCATTATAGTAATCCGTAGCATTAGCGTTCTGGAACACTGAATCTATCATAAAGTTGGTAGACACCTGCGAGCTTAATATCTGCTTTACTCCGCTTCCGAAAGATTCACCTTTGAGTGAGTTTTTGGAAGAAGTCTGTTTTATACCCATGTCGTAAAGAACGCCGAAATAGGAGTCCATTACGTTGTCTACCTTCTTTGGTGAAAGGTTGAATTTCTTGCCTATGTACTTGGCGACACCGGAAGTATCTTCATCCCATATTTCGGATATGCGGCCTTGCTCTCTCAAATCAAGGTCACGCCCGCTTTCTATCTTACCGCCGTACCACGTTTCATTGTTATAAACACGCCATACAGGGGAAAGAATATTGTCCTTGAATGGAGACACCGGTCCGATCTGTTCATAGGCTATATTTGCCATTGACAAAAGGTCTCTTTCCTTTTGCTCACCAAACAGTCTTTCCCACTTGCTTCCGCTTCCGTATTTCATGTTGTCAAAAGCATAGTCAAGTGATGCCTGGATTGAAGCAAGTTCTCTTGCCTTCGGTATTTTGATGAATTTTCCATCACCAACCGGCAGAAGATAGTTTGCATATCTGTTGTAGTCGGATTGCTTTTCGTAGCCTTCCACCTTGCCGTTGATGTAATCACCGAACATACTATCCCAAAGTGCAGTAGGAAGAGCCACCATTCCGGTAAGAGCTGCGCCCATCTTCAGGAAGGATTTTATTGTGTCCCCTGCGGCGATCTCCATCTTCGCGCCACGCTTGATGTTGTCGGTTATGAGTTTTCTTCCGAGTTTATCAAGACCCTGTATAGCAGGATTGAAGAACGGAACAACACCGCGGTTGAGCATAGAGCCGAGCCAGCCGCTTCTGTCAAAATTCAGCGTTACATCTTTTGCACGGTACATTGAGTCGGCAATTACGTTTTTGTCCTTTAGAGCCGCACTGAAAGCCTCTGACAGCTCTTCTGCACTCATATCTGCTATCTTCTTTTCGCTTTGTTTTGCTACGTTTGACTCAACCGCTGACAAAAACTCCGTCATTCTCGGTATGGTCTCAAGCGTAGAGTTGAAGTTCTCAGCCCATTTAAGAGGATTGAACTTGCCAGCAGTATCAAAGAACGTAGTAGTAGCGGAATCTCTTGCAATAAACTGTGAGATGATACCACCGTTTTCCTTGTAGACTTGCAACGCTTCCTTATACATCTTCATTTCTTTTGTCAGAAGTTTGTCAGGAAGTGTGCAAACAGCAAATGCTTTAGGGAAATTCTTGATAAATCCCTTGATGTCCTTTGTGTAATAGAGTGCCGTTGCAGTATCTCTCTTGAAGTTCTTCAGACCAAAGAAGATGTTATAGTCTGTTATCCACTTCTTGAATTGCGTGTTTACGCCTCTTGTTACCTTGTTGTCAACGATTCTTGAAAGCGTGAGCCACTTTCTGTCTTCTCCGCTCCATCTTCTGATAGCATCGTACACTTCCGGGTCAATGGATATTTCCATCTTTTCTCCGTTATGGTACATAACAGCAATGTGCTTGCCTTCTCTTGATTGAGTAAATACCTGCGTGTCAAGAAGTGCCTTTGGCTTGTCCTCGTTAGCCATGTGCTTGAAGAACGGTATGGCCTCGTCAAGTTCATCTAACGTAGTTCCGCTTGCCTGACACAGAAGATTGAGCGTTCTGTTCAGCTCCGTCCGCTTCAGCACAACATTGGTCTTTACCTGCATCTGGTTATACAGAGGAACTAACTCGTGCGAGCCGCCTGTTGCAGCCTTCAGTCCGCGCCCTACGTCTATCTCGTCCTTTGTGTTCCGCTTCAGCATCTGTTCAAATTCCTGCGGTTTGTATGTAGGAACGTAGTTCGGGTACAGTCTCCTGAAGTTGGCGGCTTCTTCTGCTGATGTTATACCTGCATCTACTTCACGGTCTAACAGCTCGTCAAAGTATTTAGTTGTTTCTTTCTGGAAGTCTGCTATCTGGCTTCCTGTTACAACACCGTCTTTGTCTGCCTTCGGATATTTGTTTTCAAGTTCTTTTAACTGCTTGTATATATCGTCACGGCTCAAATCGGTGAAGTTGTTGCCGGCCTTCTTACGGTCAAGCTCGTGTTTGAGGAAACAGTACCATTCAAAGTCTTCTCTCTTTGCCGCCGTTTCTGCTCCGCGCTTTGTAAGGCCGAACTTTGAATAGATCGCCCTGCCCTTTTCAGCGACTAACGCTCTGCCTGTCTTCTGTGAACGTCTTAATTCGTTGATTTGAGCAAGCATTTTGTTTCTTGCTTCGTCAGGGAGTTGTTTTGCAATGTCTTCCAAAGAAGCAAAGTTGTCAACAAGTGCTTCGCGCACCTGCTGCCACGTCCTTGCCACGCCTTGCTTGCCGCGAGTTTCAGAACGAATAACACCATCCTCGTCCATGTTTTTAGGCGCACTATATACGCCTTCAAGGTCGCCTTCGGACTGTTTGATTATTCTCTGTATCTGCTTTTCTGATGCTGTGCCTTTAATCATTGGCATTTCTTCATCTAAAGCAGCATAACCGCCAGATTTAGGCTTTTCAAGATTCTCTTTTGCCTCTTTAACTACTGATTCTTCAGCGTTAAGTTTGTTTAATTCTTCAGGTGTCGCTGTTTTTTTCAGCGCGTTTATATCGTCAAGTCTTTTATTGACCGTCTCAAGGTTTTTCAGCCGCTTTGCTTCGTCTTCTGCAATAGCATCAAAACTTCTTGGCTCTCCACCTTCAAACTTACCTGCGTTTTCTTCAGCCGCGGCATAAATGCTCTGCCATACATCGTCCTGGTTCGCTTTAATCTCGTCTTCTCCGAGTCTGAATCCCGATGCGGTGTCCTTTTCTTTCATTGCAGATACTTCAGCGAGTCGTCTTAATCTTTCTGTGTCACCGGTAAGCTCTTTTGAGAAAACAGCCGGATAGTTTTCTGAAAGCTCATCCCATATCTCGTCAACGCCGTATGATCTGTTCTTGCCGTGTGTAGACTTTCTTATGTGAAGGTTTCTCCAGTCATGACCATCTATCAGATGTTCTTCTATATCCTTTAAGCGTCCGTTTCCTTTAGGCGTGTGGATTGTGATTGAACGCATGTGTTTTTGTGCGTTTTTTACTTCTTCCCAAAGTTCAGGGTTACTCGAAAGACTGACCTCATCTACTTGGCCGTACTTCCTGGCAAGTTTCTTTGAAAGGTCTCTTGCACCTTCAAGGTCGCCGTTGTGAATCCTGTTGCTGATCGTGTCGATTGTGTTGTCAATTTCAGCCTTTTCAGCCTTAGAATATGCTTTTGCGTCAACGGTGTTTTTTGTTAGTGCAGTATGTACTTTATTTCTTACTTCACGTCTTGCCTTTGGTGTTTGTTTTACACCTTTAGGTCTGACATCAGGATTCGGCGTATTTGTTTTGGTTGCGTCTGTAAAAGTGCCGTTGGGGTTTTCTTTAGCAAGCTGATTATAGTATTTGTCTTCGGTGTTTCTTGCCTCAAATCTTTTTTGCCGGTCTATTTTACGTTGCTTAAACTCTGCTTCAATTCTTGGTGCGCGAGCCTGCGACTTTGCTTTCGCTCTGTTTATCCGAGCGTCTTTTGCCATAGCATTGACATCATTAATTCCTTTTGATGCAATGTCACCAGATAAAGCATTGTTGCCGCTTTTGCTTTTCAGCTTGTCAAGATTCTTTGCAAGCTGCTGAGCTTCATCTTTTGATATTGTGCCGGCTTGCTGTTTACCCAAAAGGCTAATGGTTTTGTTGGACAGTTTCTTTGTTGCCGCAGCTCCAATGCCTTCCATTGCGCCGCCAACACCGGCTGTCAGACCAGTATTAACGGCAAGCCACTTCTTGAACTCTTTCTTGTCAAGTTTGCCTTCTTCATCAAGTGACATCTTTGCCGCGTCCAAAACATTAGTAGGGGTCTCTGCAACTAACTCCCCTGCCCTGTTCTTTGCGAATCTCTTTGCGCCCTGCTTGCCTGATACTTTAACAACTTCTTCAGCTGCTTCTTTTGCGGCCTTCTTTGGAAGTTGTTTTGCCGCTTCCTTGCCAAGTAATTTAGCCGCGCCTTTTCCTGTAAGTTCTGCTGCTGACGCGCCTCTTGATGCAACACCGCCCATTCCCATATCGGCGGCCATACCAAGACCATAACCAACATTGTATGCTGCTGATTCTTTGGTTTTCTTTATTGCCTTCTTTGCCTGCTTGTTGTATGTGCCAACGCTGTTAGAGAATATGTCAGCCTTAGACATACCCTGCATAACGCCTGTTGCGGCTTTTGACTTGTATGCAGATTCGGCAGTTTTAGATCCGACTTTCTCTCTGATATCCTTCTGCCCGGTTCTCTTGCCGCCTTTGAGAAGTTGGTTGCCAATCTTCTTACCGTAACGGGATGCAGTCTCAACACGGCTCATTTCGCTCCGTGTCAAAGCATTTACAGACTCAAGTTTGCTTTTGCCTACTTTTGTTGTGGTCTTTTTCTGCTTTGTGCCGAGTGCAGTTGTCTGCGAACCTTTCTTGTAAGCCTTCTGAAGGTCTTTCTTCGAAGTCTTGAAAGAATCAGAAATCTTGCCGGAAGTCTTTGGTACGGAAGTGTTTGTAACTCCACGCTTCTTCTGTGCTTCCCTTGCTTTCTGCCCTGCGGTAAATGCTTTTTGGGCAGAATTAGACACTTTAGGCTTTGTGACAGTTGTTTTTGGCGCAAAAGAAGACTTCTTATATTCTTTATACTGTGAGGAAACATCTGTAGAAGGTGTCTTCGGCTTCGCGGCCTTAACGGCTCTTGTTTCCTCTTGTATCTTTTTTTCTTTCTTTTTCTTTGGCTTCTGCGCTTTTACTTGTGCTGCGCGGGCTTTCTTGCCCTTCTGATACGCTTTCTGTGCTGAAGCCAATGCTTTGTTTTTAGCCATTGACAGACTCCTTATTTAGTCGCTATTACTCCAAGTCTTCCTTTTGCCCCGGCAATTGCCTGCTCGATCTTTATGCGAGCAATAGGGTCAGTTGTTTTAGACAGCTGTTTTTCAAGCGTTTTGACAGCATTCTTAGCATCTTTCTTCGAGTAGCCACTATAGTAATTAGTGTAGTAATTAGACCAGTATTCTGTCTGCCTTGCGACCTCGTTTGTCTTATCTTCTCTTTCAGCCTGCCATCTTGCTTGTGCTGTGTTCTGAAGATATTCTTCCGCCCTGGAATCCATATCATTCCTATAGTCGCGTATGTTCTGGTCTGCTGTGGTATTGATCTGGTTGACAGAATTAGCATAGTCTGTGTTTGCCGCAGACCTTGCCTGTCCGTACTGATTCATTAGGTTGAGGTTTGCTGTTTCTGTTGCACCGCCTCTTATGCCGGACGTAGCAAGCTGTTTGTTGAGATTCTTTTCGCTTTGTAGCCTGTTTACATACGCATTTCTCAAGTTAGCCTGCTGTGTTTTCTGTGCTTCGCCAATCTGCCGTTGTCTTTCGGCATTTGCGTCTTGCGTGTACTGATTGACCGCATTCTTGTAGTAGTCTGTGTTGATACCTGCACGATATTTCTTTTCATCGTAATCAGGTGCCTGATAAGCTGTTGCCATCGTTTTCTCCTTTTGTACGCACGAAAAAAGAGGATTCCGCAAAATCCTCTCTCTTCGAATTTACCTCTGTGATTCAGCTCTCTGAATCCACTCTTCTATCATCATGCGTTCTTTTTCGTCCTGTGCTTTTCCGTACAGTTTTTCAAGCTCGCTGATAATCTGTGTGTGACCGCTTCTTTCGTATGAGCCTCTGCTCTCATAAGAACGTCTTGACATTCCATCGTATGATCCGAATGAACCATCGTATGAACCATCGTATGAACCGTTGTCTCTGCTCATATATCTGCCGGTTGTTCTGCTTCTTCCTCTGCGTGTGCTGTAGCCTTCCATCTCATCATATTCACCGATAAGTTTCATCAGCTTAAATGCGTCTTTCATTGTGCAGATGTCAGAAGGAGAAATCGAGCCTTTGTCGGTGATCTTGTCAAGCTCCGTTCCGAGTTCTCTTTCGAGAAACTTCTGAAATTCCATTACTTTTTCGTGCATCTCTTTTCTCCTTTCTATGCAATTCTGTTAATGACAAGATTTGCGTTCTGCACTTCGATGACAGGTGTTGGTGTTGTTGCAGCATCGTCCGTTGTAGCATCTACATAACGGACTGATACTGTGAAACAGCATCCTTTTGGCACTGTCACGATTGCAGTTGAAGTTACATTACCGTATGTGTCTACCGCCGCAGGCGTGAATATCGCCTCGCTTGTAGGTCTTGGCTCACCATTGACGGTGATAGCCACCGCTATAGGTGTCACCGCTCCGCCTTCAGGTATTGCGATGTTGCCATTAAATGTAACTTGATATCTTGCAAAACAGTTGCTTGTGATTCCACGGAGAATAAAAATCCCTGTTTCGTCTTCGTGGTAAATATAACCATTCCGACAAGGGATAGAAGCCGTGAACAGCACCGGCGCGTTAAGTGCTACGTTCTGTTCAGCATTTGCTAAATATTCTGCCATGTCATCACCACCCTAAAATCCGTTGCATCCGCAACCGCCGTTGTTGACGTTTGTAGGGCAGGAGAAAATAGGTTGCTCTCCAAAAACGGGTACTGTGCCCACCGGGCAAGAATCGAGTCTGTTATAAATTGAATTTACAATCTGCTCGTTCTGTGCGACCTGTGAAGCCTGACCTCTTGCAAACAGGACTTCCTGTCTCAGCTGTGCGATTTCGTCATTCTTTGCATCAATTTTGTCAGCACAGAGCTGATCTAAAATCCTCTGTGTTCCTGCCGTCTGTGATGCGATGATGTCTCTTACGCCCTCGTTGAGTGCCTGTCTGTCAGCGCAGTTTTCAGTCGCTACGGTGTACTTAAGGTCTGCGATTCCAAGTCTGTTCTCACAGCAACAATCAGCAAACTGTGACTGCATACCGTTGAATCCCTGCATCATAGAAGTCTGAAGACCAAACATCTGATTCATGTTAGCCATCTGACGAGCATTTGCCCCCTGTTCTACATCTGCAAGACCGCTACAGAGTTGTGTCGCCGCATTTGCGAATCCGTTAGAAACGGTTGTCTGAAGATTGCCGATTCCGTTCATTGTGGACATCTGGTCGAAGCCTCTTTCGACATCGTTATCAGTGTTCATGAACCACGGAACAGAATTTCCGCCACCACCGAATCCGTTGTTTCCCCAGTTACCGCCCATAGCGAGAATGAGGAAAAGAATAATCCACCATCCGTTTCCATCGCCAAAACCGTTGTTGCAGCCGTTGCCAGTTACAGCCGCGATGTCAGCAGCAGACATTTCGTTTGATAAAGCCATAATAGTATCTCCCTTCTTTTGTGTAATATGTTCAACTTCGCGCAAAGTTTGAAACTATTTAGCCTTGAAACTGTTTGCCATTCTTACTGCCT